GAACGCAATTTCCAGAATATAATTATTCAAACAGAATCAGACGGTATAATGGATTTCACAGTTACTAATCCATTCGGAGAAATATAATGTTAATGAATGACCACTATTATCATGAACTGTTAAAGAGATACACAGTATATTTTGGATCACTATTTAACGATATCACTATTCAGAGAAAAAATGAAAATGATATTGTTGTGCAGACCATTACTGTTCCTATTGCATATGGACCGAGACAAAAATTTATTGCACGATTAGAAGAAGACCCGCGTGCAGAAAGATCAATTGCCATAACACTTCCAAGAATGTCATTTGAAATTACTGGAATAACATATGATGCAACTAGAAAATTGAATGCCCAGCAGAAAATTGTATATTCTAATCCAGTAAATTCCAGCGAATTAAATTATGTATACACACCAGTTCCATTTAATATAAATTTCACACTTAGTATTTATAGTAAAAATATAGCGGATAATCTACAGGTCATAGAACAAATTCTGCCATATTTCACCCCAGAATGGACATCATCCATAATTTTAATTCCTGAAATGGATATAAAAATGGATGTTCCTGTTATATTAAATTCAGTTTCTATGAGTGATAAGTATGAGGGACCATTAGAGGCTCCACGATACATTATCAATACAATCCAATTTGTTATGAAGGGTATGTTATATGGTCCAGTAAGAAATACTGGAATAATTAAACGTTCCTATATTAATGTAAAAACTGACGGTGGAATTTTTGTTGATTTATATGTTACCTCAAATAGTAACCCAGCATTTCTTCAAGGAGACCTATTGTATCAGACTAATGGAAAACGAGTATTAGCAAAAGGTATAGTTAAATACAGCACAGAAGACTATATACAATTAATGGATGTAGCTGGAACGTTTAATACATCTAATACATTAATATCAGCTACATCAGTTAGAAGGGCTAATGTAAATTCTGTTGTAAGCAATCAGGCATATGAAGGAAGTTTAATAACTATAACACCTGCGCTATTGGCTAATGGGTCACCTACAACAAATAGTGCATTATCTATACCCGTTGAATTAATTAAAGATACAGATGATTATGGAATAAGTATTAATATAGATGAGTTTGAATAATGAATGAGAAACCCGATTTAGCAAAAATTTTAAATATAAGATCATTAACCGTTCCTGTTGAACAAAAACAGGAACTTATTTCTATTGAAAATGAACCATGTAACGATTTGGAATTAGCCAAGGATAATATCAAAAATATTATTCGCAAGGGAACGGATTCACTAGATGAAATTATGGATGTAGCAAAACGATCAGAACATCCGAGAGCATACGAAGTTTTATCAAATTTAATACGGACACTGATTGATGCTAATAAAGAATTAGCTGCTATTAATATACGAGAAAAGGGCACCTCTGTTAGCAATGATAATAGAAAAATTAATAATAATGTTTTTCTAGGTAGCACCGCTGATTTATTATCATTAATGAAACCACATAAAGTAGAAGAAGTTATTATAGATCATGAAGAGGATGATTAATGAATTTATTAGACGATAAAAACGTATACTACCTTGGTAATCAAAAACTAAAAAAAGTCAATGTTCCTGTAAACTTTACTAAAAAACAAATTATGGAATTTGGTAAATGCGCCAATGATCCAATTTATTTTATTAAAAAATACGTTAAAATTGTAAATCCAAACAAAGGTCTTACTAGCTTTGGACTTTGGCCGTTTCAGGAAAAAATGGCCGAAATGTTTGTTGAAAATAGATTTACTGTTTGTAAAATTCCCAGACAGTCGGGCAAAACCCAAACTGTTGTAGCTGTATTACTTTGGTATGTTCTCTTTCATCAAAACTATACAATTGCAGTTCTAGCACATAAAGCCTCACAGTCAAGAGAAATTTTGAGTAGATTACAATTTTCATATGAGCATTTACCGAAATGGTTACAGCAAGGTATTGTCGAATGGAGTAAGGGAACTGTAATTCTAGAAAATGGTTCTAAGATAGAAACATCAGCAACATCAGGTAACAGCGTCCGAGGAAAAACCTATAATTGCGTCACTGGAGATTCTATAGTAACAATAAAATTAAATAATGTTATTTTTGATATTCCAATCGCACAATTAAATAATATTATAAGATTAGAAAATGATACAAACAATGATGTTTTATGGGATAATATAAATGAATTTCATAGAAAACAAATATACAAATTTATATTGGAAAATTATAGAAAAAAGAATACTGAATCCTTTAGAGAAATCGAAGGACAAAAAATATATGATAGAGGCACATCATATAATTCCTATATGTATGGGTGGGGAAAATATAAAAACAAATTTAATAAATCTTACCCTGAAGGAACATGTAATATTACATCGCCTACTACCGAAAATGGTAGAGAAGATAGACAACACTTATTATCAATTAATATCAGCCTATACAAGAATGGCGACCGGACGACAAGGCAAATTTCTAAAATTATCAAAAGCACAGAGGGAAATTTACATAGACGAATTATCGAAATTGCAATCGAAACGTATGACTGGGAAAAAACTGTCAGAATCCACAAAAAGAAAAATTTCCATTCGTGCAATGGGAAGAACGATGTCAGAAGAATCTATATTGAAGATGTCACTGGCATTGAAGGGAAGGGGTCTAGGAATTCCGAAAACGGAGGAACACAAGAAAAAGATTTCTATAGCGAACAAAGGGAAAAAGAAATCTATAGAAATAGTATTGCGGGTCAACAAAAATCAGGAAAAGATTCGAAAAACGGCAGAGAAACATCGTGGAATGAAACGGTCGGAGGAATCTCGTTTAAAAATGAGTATAAGCGCAAAATTACGATGCCAGAAACAGAGAGAATTGAAATTCTCACAAGAGATGGCTTCAAAGAATTTGATGGAATTCGAAAGGTAGGTTTAAGAAAAATTATAGAAATTGTATTAACCTGTGGACGTAGAATAAAATGCACACCGGATCATAAAATTCTTACAGATAAAGGTTGGGTCGAGGCACAATATTGTTTTTCAGAAAATATATCAACATTATATGGATATTCACGAGTTAAATATATTTCTGAAATAGAAGATGATGTTGTATATGATATATTACACGTAAAAGATAATAATGAATTTTTATGTAACGAAATAAATGTCCATAATTGCGTTTATCTTGATGAATTTGCATTCGTTCCTAATAATATTCAGACAGAATTTTTTGCTACAGTTATGCCTACAATTTCTGCCGGTGAAGAAACTAAAATGATTATCACTTCAACTCCGAATGGTATGAACATGTTTCATAAAATTTGGAACGAAGCCGTGGCAGGTGAAAATTCATTCAAGCCTATTGGTGTGCATTGGTCGGAAATTCCAGGACGCGATGAAAAATGGAAAGAGGAAACGATTAAAAATTCTTCTATTCTACAGTTCAATCAAGAATTTGGTTGTGAGTTTCTTGGATCACAAAATACATTAATTTCCGCAGCTAAACTAGAACAGATGTATTCCGCTAAACCTGTCCGTGAAAATCAGGACATGAAAATTTATATTGACCCATCAAAGAAGGAACATAGAGGTAAATTATTTATTATGGTCGTTGATACTTCTCGTGGGATCGGTGGAGATTATAATGCATTTGTAATATTCGATGTTTCAGAGATTCCGTATAAAGTAGTGGGTCAATATAAAAATAATACAATTTCACCACTTATGTTTCCTAATATTATTCATCAATTTGCTAAATCTTTTAATGATGCATATATTTGTGTAGAAATAAATGATAACGGTCAGCAAGTAGCGGATATTCTATATCGTGAAATGGAATACGAAAATATGGTGTTTTCGTATATGCGCGGAAATATGGGACAACAATTAAGTAGTGGATTTGGTGGAAGGCCAACTGTAGGTATAAGAACCACAAAATTAGTTAAAAGAATTGGCTGCACTAATTTTAAGACATTGGTGGAAAATGATAAATTATTAATTCCTGATATTGATATTAAAAAGGAATTATATAATTTTATTGAAGTTGGCGAAAGTTTTGAGGCGGCCGAGGGCCACCATGATGATCTATCAATGTGTTGCGTTCTGTTTAGCTGGTTAGTGCAACAACCATATTTCAAAGATTGGACCGATACAAATGTTCGTGAACGAATGGTATCAGACAATTTAAAATTACTAGATGAGGATGTTCTACCAATTTATGTTGAAGACAATATTAATTATGATATGAGTGAAATACGAGATGTTAGTCATAATGAATTTGTTAGATTCTTAATGGAAGATTGAATTTTACTAAATACAAATAATAATAGATTTGTATGGAGAATGGTAGATGGCAATTAACCTTTTAAGCCCTGGTATTGAGATTCGTGAATTCGATTTAACGTGGGGTTATACTCCTGTTCCTCGCCGCCCGATTGGTGCAATTGTAGGCGTATTCCCACAGGGTCCTATTAATGAACCATATCTTATTCGCAATCCGGGACAATTACCAATTGTATTTGGTAAACCTGATGGTGGAAATGATGAAACCTTCTTCACTGCACAGACATACCTAAGATATTCCGATAGACTTTATGTAGTTCGTGTAGCCAATAATGAGCCATTTAATGCATATGCCAAAACAAAAACTGAAATAGACACTATCTCTGTCTATTCACAATCAGGCGTTTTCTCCAATAGTGATATCATCAATATTTCTGGTGGAACCACTTATACTCCTGCTAACGTTTCTGTTACAACCGATTCTAATGGTGCTATTACTGCTCTATCACTAGTTAATAATGGTATTTACCTATCAAGCGATTTCCCTAATAGTGGAGATGGCCTGCTCAATGTTGTAGCCAATAATATTAGTAACTCTACACCAACCTTAAGCGTTAACCTTACATATAAGCCAGTTGCAGTATCTAATCAGGCATCATTTGTTATTACAAATTATATGTCTCTAAATGCCATGGGTAGAAACGTTATTGATGATACTCAGTGGCGCGAAAAGATTGGTGCTAATGGTTATACTAGTGATACTGATCTACTATGGGTAGCACGCTCTAGCGGCAATACCTATAATGGTATTCGTGTTAGCGTTTGTGATAGCTCTAATGCCTATGGACAGAATCTTAGCACAGTATTTACCTCTGCCGCAGCGAATGTTATTTTTGTTCAGGGTAGCAAATATGCTAATATTGTAACATCTAGCGCAAGTCAGGCCGCAAACGTCTCCGCTGCATTCTCATATAGAGATTCATTAGCTGTAAGACTATTACCTACTACTTCTGGTGGAACAAATGGATTTGATACCATTTATACTACTATAGTATCAAAGAAAATTGTTGGCTCAAATGTAATGTTAACATTTGAATCTAATTGGCCGCGTGTTACTACACAGAGTTTTGTTGTTAATGGTGCAGGGAACTTCAAATATAATTCTACTAATCAACAGGCAGTCCTAATGCGTCATTGGGAATTTGGTCCTGGTGGAAATAAAGTGTTTGA